AGGTGTTGGTGAGTGATAGGGGGGGGAGGGGGAAGGTGGGAGTAGTAGATATTTGTGGTGCTTCCCACATTCAGAAAAAGTGAAATTGACCATCAAGGAGGACAAATGGAGCAGTTGAAAAGAGGAAGAGGAAGACCTAAAGGGTCGGTGAAGATGACGATACAGAGGTTTGCTGATAACCCGCCTGCTGTATTGCCTAAGACAGACCACCAAAGGCTCAAGGAGCTAAAGGAGTTGATGATTAGGAGTGGAGGTAAGGATGTTGCTCAGAAGGTCATAGAAATAGCTTTAAACGATGACCACCCACATCAATTGGTTGCTTTGAAGATGTGCTTAGACAGGACATTACCTGTTTCTATGTTTGAGAAGGATAAGAGCCAAAGGTCTGCTGTAACGATTTCGATTACTGGATTAGGAATTGAGCCAACTGTTATTGACCAAGCAGAGGATATAGATTACACTATAAAGAATAGTGAAATGGAGTAATTATGCCTCGCCTTCTGCCTGTTGATGTTCTTAAAGCAAACGTCTCTTATGATCCTGAAACTGGTTTGTTTACTAGGTTAAAGAATCATCCAAAGAGGAAATACCTTGCTGGTTCTGTTACTGGTGTGCCAAGACCTGATGGGTATTTGCAAGTAATGATAGAAGGCAAGATATACCTAGCCCATAGGCTTGCATGGTTATATGTTCATGGAGTTATGCCTACACACTACATTGACCATATCAATGGTGTTAAAAACGATAACAGGCTTGTTAATTTGCGTGATGTAAGACAGACTGTAAATCTGCAAAACCAAAAGAAAGCAAAGAAGAATTGGGTTTCATCTTCTTACCTTGGTGTTAGTTTCTCAAACAAAGGGGCTTGTAAAGAAAAGCCATTCAGAGCTAGGATTGTTGTTGATAAAAAAGAGATGTTTCTTGGTTCTTATGCAACAGAAGAAGATGCTCACAATGCCTACCTTATTGCCAAACGCAAATACCATGAAGGGTGCGAAATATGATTAACTGGATTGTTACGATTAACAGACCTTTGTACCGCCAAGTAACTGAAGTATTAGTTCCTAAAGACAAGGTAACTGAATTTATTACAAACTTGTTAGAAGGTAGTGATTGGTCTATAAACGACTCAATAACCATTAAACCTACAGAAATGGAGTACTTTGATGGCAGACCTGAACTTTAGTCTCCTGCCCTGGCAACAAGAAGTTTTCAAAGATTCCACGAGGTTCAAAGTCGTAGCTGCTGGTCGTCGCTGTGGTAAGTCTAGAATGGCGGCAGTAACGCTCTTGATTGAGGGTTTAAAGTGTCCACAAGGCTCTGCTGTTCTCTATGTATCACCTACTATGGGACAATCAAGACAGATTATCTGGGACTTGCTGTTAGACCTTGGAAGAGACATTATCCAGAACTCCCATGTAAACAACCTAGACATCACTCTGATAAACGGAGCAAGAATCTATGTTCGTGGTGCTGATAGACCAGATACCCTTCGTGGTGTGTCCTTGACCTATGCTGTACTAGACGAGGTTGCCGACATTAAGCCTGAAGCATGGGAACAAGTCATTCGTGCCTCTCTATCTGATAAACGAGGGAGAGCATTATTCATCGGCACTCCCAAAGGACGTAATTGGTTCTACGATACCTTTAAATTGGGTGAGAGTGAGGATGATCCTGATTGGAAGAGTTGGCACTTCACAACCGCAGATAACCCTTTGATTGACCAAAAAGAGATTGAGTCTGCCAAGAAAACGCTTAGTTCCTTTGCTTTTAAACAAGAGTACATGGCGAGCTTTACTAATGCGGGTTCAGACATCTTCAAGGAAGAATGGATAAAGTATGGTGTAGAGCCGAACTATGGAAGCTATTACATTGCTGTTGACCTTGCGGGATTCGAAGAGGTTGCTAAACAAGCGGCTAACTCTAAGAAGCGTTTGGATGAGTCTGCTATCTCTATCGTGAAGGTTACGGATGATGGGAAGTGGTTTGTTCAAAAGATTGAACACGGGCGTTGGGACATTAGAGAATGTGCATCAAAGATTCTTCTAGCAATTAGAGACTACAGACCGATAAGTGTGGGAATTGAGAGGGGGGCGCTAAAGAACGCTGTTTTACCCTATCTGAGTGACCTTATGCGAAAAAACAACACCTTTGCGCATATCGTGGATTTGACGCATGGGAATAGAAAAAAAGCTGACAGGATAATCTGGGCTTTACAAGGTAGGTTCGAGCATGGCAGAATTGTGTTAAATTCTGAGGAAGATTGGGATGAGTTTGTAGACCAGTTAATCCTGTTCCCTGCTCAAGGTGTTCACGATGACCTACCTGACTCCCTTAGTTACATTGACCAACTAGCTGTTACTTCGTACATGGAAGACGATGATAGTGAGGATTGGGAGCCTATGGATGTAATAAGTGGTGTTTGATGTGAAAAAATGCTCTAAGTGCCAAATTTCCAAGCCTTTATCTGACTTTCATAAACACAAGTCAAATAAGGACGGATTGCAATTCCAATGCAAAACCTGCCGAGTTCAAGCTTGCGCCAAATACTTTCAAAGCATCTCTGATGAAAAAAAAGAAGAGCGTAAAGCAAAAACACAGAATTGGCGTGAGAAAAATAGAAGCCTTACTAGATCATACGCAACTGAATACAAACTTAAGCATCGACCAACATATACTGCCAATCAAATAAAACGCCACGTAGGTAAAAAGAATCGAACACCAAACTGGCTTACAGAATTTGATTTGTTGAAAATAAATTGTTACTATCAATTGGCGGCTATGCGGTCAAGAGAAAGTGGTGAAAAATGGCACGTTGATCATATAATTCCACTACACGGGAAAATTGTTAGTGGTCTTCATGTTCCTAACAACCTAAGAGTAATTACTGCTACTGAAAATGAGCGAAAAAGAAACTACTATGAGGTTTGAATATGCAAGGCATGAATGAATACAAATTTGATCAACCGACTGATTCTGATAAAGAACTTGTTGCATTTGTTGTAGATCACTGCGACCGCTGGAGAGAATACAGGGATACTAATTATCTTGATGCATGGCAGGAATATGAGCGTATCTTCAATGGTGAGTGGGCTGTTGAGGATAAAACTCGTGATTCCGAGCGTTCAAGAATCGTTACTCCCGCTACCCAACAAGCCGTAGAAACCCGCCATGCCGAAATCATGGAGGCTATCTTTGGTCAAGGTGAGTTCTTTGACATCCAAGACGATATTCGTGATGTCAACAACAATCCATTAGATGTTGCTGCTATCAAGGCTCAACTCATGGAAGACTTCAAGGTTGATAAGATTCGTAAATCTATTGACCAAATTGAGTTGTTGGCAGAACTATATGGTACTGGTATCGGTGAGATTGTTGTCAAAACAGAGAAAATCTTTGTTCCCGCTACTCAAGCAATCCCTGGTCAAATGGGACAAGCGGCTATTGGTGTTGTCGAAAAAGACCGCATTGCAGTAAAGATTGTTCCTGTTAACCCAAGAAACTTCTTGTTTGACCCTAACGGCACATCTATTGATGACTGTATGGGTGTGGCTGTAGAAAAGTATGTTTCTATCCACAAGGTCGTTAAAGGTCAGGAAGATGGTATCTATCGCAAGGTACAAATCGGTACTGATTCGATGGATACAGACTTAGAACCTACCCAAGAGATTACTCAGTACGAAGACGATAAAGTTAAGTTGTTGACCTACTATGGTTTAGTTCCTAGGGAATACCTTGAGCAACTTGAAAACGAAGATGGTGAAGTAGAAGACCTGTTCCCTGAAGACTCTGTTCAGGATGAGTATTCCGATCTGGTTGAAGCAATTGTTGTGATTGCCAATGATGGTGTTCTTCTGAAGGCAGAAAAGAACCCATACATGATGAAAGACCGACCAATCCTTGCGTATCAGGACGATACAGTTCCTAATCGCTTGTTGGGTCGTGGTACTGTAGAGAAGGCTTACAACTCACAAAAGGCTATTGATGCCCAAGTTCGTAGCCACTTAGATTCTTTGGCGCTGACTACAAGCCCAATGATGGCTATGGATGCAACTCGCTTGCCTCGTGGTGCTAAGTTTGAAGTAAAGCCAGGCAAAGCTATCCTGACAAACGGCAATCCTAATGAGATTCTGTTCCCATTTAAGTTTGGCAATACTGATGGTTCTAACCTGACGACTGCTAAAGAGTTTGAGCGTATGCTTTTACAGGCTACTGGAACTCTTGATTCACAAGGAATGGTGTCTGCTGTTGCTCGTGATGCGGGTCAAGGTGGTATTTCGATGGCTGTTGCCTCGATTATCAAGAAATACAAGCGCACATTGGTGAACTTCCAAGAGGATTTCATGATCCCCTTCATCACCAAAGCCGCTTACCGCTATATGCAGTTTGACCCTGAGCGTTATCCTACTGTGGACATGAAGTTTATTCCGACTGCCGCATTGGGAATCATTGCTCGTGAGCATGAACAACAGCAGTTTATTGCGCTTTTGCAGACCCTTGGCCCAAATACTCCTGTTTTGCCAGTCATTCTCAAAGGAAT